AGTTAAAGAAATTTTTATAAATGAAGATGGTTCTATATATTCTATAACCTTTAAAAACGGTTTAGTACATTATTTTATTTACTAAATATAAATAAGACCGCCTAAATCTATTGATATTAGCGGTCTTTTATTTCATGTGTAGGTTGTTCATTTGACATCCAAATGTAACACAATGCACGCGTGGTTTTCTTCCTCTTTCTCTTTCGAAATGATAAGTATATTCTCTCATTTTATCTATATATCTTTCCTGTTCTCTTATTTTTTCCATAGGAACAGTTACTTGTTTTCTTTTTGACATTTATTATATCTCCTTTCAAATTAATGCAAAACTTATTATATCATAAATATTGAAAAATATATAAAAAAATATACATTATTATAAAAAATAAAGAAGTACATTAAAAATTATTTGTACTTCTTTATATCTACTATTATAATATTATTAGATAGTTTTATTGCTTCTTGGCCTTATTACTATCTGGAGCATTTACTGTTGCAGCAGTAGATGCTTCTTTTATATTAAAGCATTGTATCTCTCTTACACTATTTCCTGTAAAAATCTTTCCATGTCCTTTTCCCCTAAGATTCATTAAAGCTTCATAATCTCCTGATATTATCTTCGATGCTTCTTTTGTATTTGCTTTTAATCCAATTTTCGTATTAATATTAGATTTTAATGCTCCCGGTAATATTTCAGCATAAGGTGTTTGTGTTGTCAGTATAACATAAATGCTTGCTGCTCTACCTTTTGCTAATAACTCTCCTAGTAATCTATAAAATTCCTTATCTACCTTTGGATTAAAACTCGCTAACTCTTCTATTATTAAGAATATATCTTTATATCTTCTATCTTTATTTCTTCTTAAAGTTTTATATCTTCTATTCATTTCTTCTATTAACTCTTCCATAATATCTTCTATACCATCTTTACCCTCACCATAATACTTACATTTATCTTTATATTGATACAGATCTATTAATTTTGTATCTTGAATATACAAATCTATATTTTTTCTCTTTATTAAATTATTTACAATTACATCTAAACAAACTGATTTGCCTGAACCTGTCGCCCCTGCAATTAATAGGTGACATTCATTTGCTGATTTATAATACCAGTAAACAATGTTATGTGTATCTAAATCTATTCCAACTGGAACTCCCTTTTTATCGTCAAAGCAAAAATCATTATAATTATATTTTTCATCATTGTTATTTATATGAATTAATATTAATGTATTTTTATACTCTATTTTTAATTTATCTGAATTTACTTTTAGAAAAGTTGCTATCTCTATTTTATATTTCATAAAGTCATTTACTGAAAGGCCTGTCGGAATAGTGAAATAAAAATTATTATCTTTATATTGATGATGTAGTATAGGATATTCTCCACTTCTATTACATAAACCAAGTTCATAAAATAATTTATCCCAATTATACTTCTTTTTAAATACTATATTCTCTATTGCTTTAGCAGCATTAAATATACTATCTACTAATAGATTAATCAAATATATCACCCACCTTTTCTATTTTACAATTATCATATATTACTTTTATGTTTTTTAGTTTCTTATCTAACCCTTGATTATTTACTACATATAGAATAGGCATAACAGGCCAATTTGTATTATCTATTACTATATTCTTAATGTCTTTGTATTTTTTTAAACAATCATTTGGACTTATTTGTACTTCTAATAATATTCTTTTTACTTTATTTTCTTTTTTTATTTTTAGATATGCATCTGGGATAATGTTCCCTATTTGCGGACTTTTTTTAAATTCTATAATTTCATAATTATTCTTTATAATTTTTATAAGAAAATTAGTTATATAAAGATCATGCGTTATCAATTTCTTTTTTGGTTGTTTATCTAGATAATATACGTACATATTCTTAGTACCTTCTACATTAAACATCTTTCTATTTATATAACCTTCATCAGTTAATTTTTTTAATCTTCTAAGTGGTATATTTTCATGTACATCTGGAAATAATAATTCCTGTACTTGTTTTCTAGTACATATTCTACACATAGTTAAAAAACTTAAAATTTTTAAATCTCGTTCTTGCATATTATTTTCCCCCTTTTTCTTTTTATATTTAATATATATGCAATACGGTTCACATATTTGACTACTTTGTGAAATTTATTTGATTAACTATGTGATTGATTATGTGAAGTGTGTTTTTTGCGCTTCACACTATTTTTTGTTGATATCGCTAGAGTTAGGCTTGTACAATCGAGTGGTTTAAATAAATAAAAAAAGGTTAACTATCAGTACAAAGCTAGTAAATTATAATAGGCTAAGGGATAATCCCTTGGCCTACTCCTTACATCATTATTAATATAGCTCCTAATGCGCCAATACTTAGATATGCAATGCGCCCTGTTATTTCCAATGCTATTTTTTTCATGGCCGACACCTCCTTTATTAGAAGTATCGACTGTATTTGAAATATTTATACATTATCGGTCGCTATCGGTCGCTATCGGTCGCTATCGGTCGCGTCCGATAATCCTATTTATAAAACACTTCTACATATTTAGGCGATGCTGTTATATAAACACCTGATTTAAGTTTATACATATCTGTTCCAGTTCTTTTAACTTTTTCTGTAATTGTATAAACTCCACCAGCAGTAACTTTACCAATAGTATTTTCTTCTGTAAAGTCGGCTTTGCTATGTATGTTTATATCCTTTAGTATTTTAACGTATTTAGTTTTATTAGCTTCTTGCTTTTCTGTATAAGTTATTCCGAAGTATTCACATACTGCTTTTGCTACTGCTTCAGCACATTTTTCTTGATGTTTTTTATCAAGCATAAGTTTTGCTTCATTCCAATAATCCATAAAACCATACTCGATTAATATTGCTGGCATTGTTGTTTGTCTAAGTATAGCTAATGTAAATCCACTCATATCTACATCACGCATTAAACCATAACTATACTCATAATCTATGTCTTTTTCTAAATGTTTAGCTGCTAATTTACCTAATTTTATTGATTTTTCAGAACAATTTTTAGTTCTTAATACTAATAATCCCTTAATTTTACTTTGCCATTTAGCACAGCTTCCTATTGCATTATAGTGATTTGAAATTAATATATCTGCACCTTTTTTATTTGCAGTATTTGCTCTAGAATTAAGTGGTATATCAGTTTTTCCAGTCATATCTGCTGTAAACATTGTATCTATACCACATCTTTTTAGTGCAGCTGATAAGTATTCACTTACACCTCTGTTCCATTCATTTTCTTTGATGATCTTTCCTTTTGCTCTTACTAATTCATTATCTATATACAAATTTTTTGACATTGGTACTGATTGTTTACCTTCTGTATGCATACCATGTCCTGCATCTATAGCTACTAAATATTTTTTACTCATAATAACACTTCCTTTTCTGAAAATAAAAGATGCTTAAAAAATCGACCTTCTTATCGACCTCCTAAGCACCTTACAGTTATCTTATAAAGTATTTATATTACTTATTTTTCTATCAAGTTCTTAAAAGCTTGGTGCAATCCAGTCGAAGCAAGTCCTGAAAATAATCCACCAAGTATAACTTCTGGACTTACATATCCAGCTATCCATATGTTTAAAGCACACCCTAAAAGTGCCATGATGCAAGGTATGTATTTATTTTCTATAAAACTAAAACTTGTTTTTATAACATATCCTACACATACACAAATACCTACTACTACTAAAACTAAATAGCTACCTAATAAATTTAAATTAAGCATAACTACCTCCTATTAATTAAATAAATTATTTTGTATTGCATAAAAGAAAAAACTAACTAGTGCTGTTATAATTGCATAAGTTAGTTTATTTAAGTTGCTTGCTAATTTGTCTATGGTATTGCATAGATTTTCTATTTTTACTGCCATTTCAGACTGTGTATTTTCTAGTTTGTCTATTCTTTCAGAATGTCTTTGCAGCCTTTCATCGTGTCTCTTTAGTGTGTCTTTTAACCATTCATCATTCATGCAAAATTCCTTTCTGTAAATAAAAAAGGACTGTACCGCTACAGCCCTTTTTAAAATAGATTTAGTTTTTTTAATTATATATAGTTTTTATTTTTTTGCATTCTCACATTTTACATCTTTTTCACCCCCCTTACAGTTATTATACTATAAGATGGTTTAAATACCATTTTTACTTGGTATTTACTTGGTATTTACTTAGCAAAATGGTTCGCAATATTTTTAGATTACGAATTTAAAAAAGTTTTTATAGCTCTCATAGCTGTTTGAACTTCTTGATCTGTTAATACTCTATTATATACTAATACTACTTTCCAATATATTTTTGCTGTAGCGACATTTCCTAGTAACGCTGGATAACTTCCTTGAGTAAATGCTGAGGATAATGTTGTATTTTTATTATTTATAGTACTACCTGTAAACTCCATAGTATCAATATCTACTCTTAAAGATGCCTTATTGTAACGTAATGCTATACAACCATTTATATTATAATTTGGTTCTGATGTAGATAAGTTTATTCCACCTAATTTAGCACCACTTGCATCAGAGTATGCTATCCCATTATTATTTAGGTATACTGTATTTGCGTTTTGAGATAATTTAGCTTTATTAGATATAATAGGATTTAAAACCTTTGTAAAATCACCTGCAAGTATTACAGTTTGTGATTCCCCAAAATCATAGTAATTACTAAATCCAGATAATGTTAAGTGGTCTTTATAATTTGCTCCTGCCCAATAGAAACTATCTCCATTAAATACCATATATGATGCTATATCTGTTGAGTTATTAGTAGCAACTTTCCATTGTAGTTGAGTATTATCTATTGCATTTGTCCATGATGTGCTAGACATACCATTTCTATCTAATTGAAGAGTTAATCCTGATGTTGGGTGTCCTTTTAACTGTACAGCCTCTTTAACTGTTACAGAGCATTCAGCTTTTACACTCGCATCTGCACTTGAATATGCAGTTATAGTACAAACACCTTTAGTTTTACCTGTAACAACACCATTACTTACAGTAGCTACATCAGTATTACTTGATTTCCAAAGAATCGAATCAGTATGATTAGCAGGTGTAGCAGTTGCAATAAGTGTACTGTTAGTTCCATTATAGATTGATAATGTATTTTTATTTAATGCAATACTTTTAGAATTTATATTTGTACTTTCTGCCACAGTTACATTAATAGTAGCTGTAACTCCATTAGTTGCTCTAGCTGTTATAACACAATTACCTGTACCTACAGGATATATTCTTGAACCATATACTGTTGCCACATTAGTATTATTTGATTCGTAATTAACGTTATTATCCCAAGCTGTAGAAGGATTTACTGTATAATAAACATCTATTGGGTCATCACCCATATTAAATGATAAATTATTTTGAGTTAATGAAATAGATTGAACTTCTTCTTTTTCTGTAACCCCAACTGGTGCATAAACTCTAACCCAATCGACTTCCATTTTCATTGAAGTACAGTCATCTGCAGGATATCCACCTGTAGAACCTACTGCCATATTTAAGATTATGTATTGAGGTCTTTGCCATGATTTTATATCTGATATATCTTTTCTTCCAGTTTCAATGTCATCTATATACGCAACAATTGATGTTTCTGTCCATTCTACAGCATATACGTGATATTGAGATGCGTCTATGGCTCTATTACTAAATTCCATACTTAGATTACCTTTTCCGTCATCTTGGTTATACCAACCACCTTGACCGATTTCGTTTTTACCTCCTCTACCTTCGAACATATCAATTTCACCATTTTGTGCCCATTGAGTTCCTTTACTCTTATGAACGCCATGAACATCTGTACCTGTTGGGTAATACGCACAAGTACCAATTGTCCAAAAGGCAGGGAATGCGCCAGACACAACATCATATCTTAATTTTGCCTCTAATCTACCATATTTGAATCCTGCTAATCCACTTGTATCTATTCTACCACTACTCCATGTCCAGCCGTCAACATAGCTATCTTTTCTTGCTTCTAATATTAATTTGCTGTTTTCTAGTCTAACATTTTCAGTTCTACCTACTGTATATGCTTGTTGTTCACTACCTCCACTATTGTGAGTTGCATATCTCCATTTTGTTGTATCAAGTGTAGCATCATCAAATTCATCATGCCATACTAATAATCTGTCTTTTATTAATCCGTCTAAGTTTGAATCATCGCCTCCACTTGAAACGTATTCAGTAGTAACTGTTATGACTATGTTTCCAATAACTCTAGGTATAATTATTCTACCTCCTGAATAGACAGAATCTGTAACATCTGTACCGTACATAGTTACTGTTACATTTTTTATTCTATAATTGCTATTAGCAGTTATAGTAGCATTATAAGATGCCTTTTCTTCTATAGATGTTGCAGGGTTACTATTAGTAGCATGTGATAGGTTATTAGTTATAGTATATCTTGTTACTTCACTTGAAACATATTCAGTAGTAACTGTTATAACAATATTTCCAGTAACACTAGATATATTTATTCTTCCATTTGAATAAGCAGTATTTGTAATATTTACACCACCCATAGTTACTGTTACAGTTTTTATTCTATAGTTACTATTAGCAGTTATATTAGCATTATAAGGTGAATTTTCCTCTATAGATGTTGCAGAGTTACTATTAGTAGCATAAGATAAATTGTTAGTTATAGTGTATTTTGTTGTAGCAGGTGGAGTAGGTTCTACTGTTCCGCCATTTATGGTAATACTAGACAATTCTTTTGTTCCAAACATTAATTTTATAGTATTGCTGTTTCCTGAAACTAATTTAAAATTATTCGCAATATCTTTAATTTGCGAATCAATTTGACTTTTACTATAAGTCTCACTTTTTTTATAATAATTTGATAAATCTACCGTCACTTCTCCACCTCCTGTACTTTCTCCTATGCCTTCCTTTACCTTTGCTAATAATAAGAATGTACTTACTTTTACATCGTCTTTTTCGATACTAAATAACATTTTTAAATTACCTACTACTTTTGTTATATCACTATCTATTACAGCATCAAATGAATTATTAGATATATTTGTTACGGATCCATTTATTACTTGTCCATCTGCTCTTTTATATTTAGCAGTAATAGAGCAACCAGTTAGATTTACTGGTTGCCCATCTTCATACACATTTATTTTTATTTTATTCCCTCTATCACCTTGAACTAATTTTAGATGTTGAAATTTTTCCTGCTTTAAATCACTCTCTATATCATAATCTCTCATAATACCCCTCCTATTAACTGTTTAATATGCTCCAATATGTAGAACTTCTTATATTCTTATCATCTGACTTAAATTTAAGGAAGTTTATTAATGTACCTCCATATTTAATGTAATCTTTAAAAGCTACTTTATATGCACTTAATGTACCATTTTTATATGCCCATTCATAGGATTTGGTATAGCTCCAAGCATATCCATATCCACTTCCATAACTTAGAATGTAAACATCTTCTCTTCTTGTATTACCAAAGATATTTTCTGCGTTTGTATCTGATTTTGTGCTCATATAGAGGTCAAAATCAGTTCCTCCTACTCCTGTATCATTGACTGTAAATATACCATCGCACGTAACTCTCTTACCGTTACCATCTGTAAAAGTATAGCCCTTCAATGATGATATATATACCTTTGTTCCATATGGAAGGTTGAATGAACCACAAGTATGACCTAAATTCAATGGTATATTACATCCACTTCCTGAGTCGCCACCATAGGCTGTTATTTTACAAGTTTTCAACTTATAAATATATTTTTTCCCATCTATTGTCCCCTGTTCGCTTACACAATTTGTATATTCATTTGTACCTGTATCAGTTACTCCATCACCTGTTGTACCTCCACCAGTACCACCACTTTCTGTTCCACCTCCTGGAATATTTCCATTATAGTGGCTAGGTTGAGGTCTAACTACCATTACAATATCATCTGTATATCCATAATTTCCTTCTAATGTTACAATCCTTACTCCAGCATTTACTGTAGTTTTCCCATCTGGAAGGGTATGTACTTTAGTCGTAATGTTTGTGCTTTCTATTACTGATTTTTTACCCGAACTTTCACCATTTCCGTAGCAAATCGAAACGTGAGACACTTTCATGTAACGATCTGGTTGTTTATATTGTCCGTTTAACTTTTTAGCGTAGAAAATCAAGTCCCCTTTTTTTAGTTGAGCGAAGTTGTCTGATGCTGAGCCTATGCTTCCGTAAGTTTTCCCTGTATCTACATTTCTGTAGTATACTATTCCTAATCCTACTCTATCAAAATATTCGGCTTGAGATGCAGCATCTCTTGCTAATGTTCCGTCTGCTTTTACCATATTAAAAGTCCAGTCGTAGCTATTATTCTTTTGTAACCTATCTTGTCTATAAGCTGCAAAATTTTCTTTACTTCCGTATGGACCATCTTTGTAAGTATGCCCTTTTGTAGTTGCTAATGAAAGACTACTACAATCAATTGCTTTATAATGCTTACTATTACCTTGTTTATCTGTTACCTTTTCAAATAGCGAATTTGCAACGTCTAAAGTGGCTACGCAACTTCCTGAATATGGAGTTGCGCTACTTCTATAAGTTAAGCCCTGGCTAAATGCCTTCCCACTTACATATTCATCTGTACAAGCTCTCCAATACGTTGTTGCTACTTCAACCATTTCATCTGCATATGGGAAATCATAAATTGTGTCCTTACCTGGAGTTGTTC